ATCTCACTGTGTCTTAGCGTGTTGCTAGTACACCACTCCTTAAATATTAAGAAATGGAGACTATTAAGAGAACAACACTGCTGGCTATTGACCTAATTGGAGTGCCTGCAGTTACGCAAGCATCATGGATTAACATCCATGATTCATTCTACAATTGGGCAATCAACGAAGGTAACCAAGGTATTAAACGCTCTAAAGAGGTGTTTTCATATACTCTTAGTTATCTACTAGGTGAAAATCCAATCCCACCTCCTTGGCTCTCAATGAGCAAGAAGGTGAAGGATTCACCTAAGATCTTGGAGACAGTCTGGTATTGGATTAATCAAAATCCAAAATCTGGTCTATCCTTATTACGATACAGTGATTTATTTACTGCCGTATTAGATGACAAGAACTGTCTTGATGCTATGGCTCCCATTACGGAAGCAGATACTCGGTCGAAAGACCAGCCTTTTGAGGAATTGATTCTCAAAATTGCAGGGTATTATCGTGTACCTAGACTCAAGGTTGAAATTGGAAGTGTTCCTTTATTTACTAAAGGACCTAACGGTATTTCAATCTTATCCCTCCACCGTGATAGTAAAGCACTATCGTCAGAAGGGATTCTGGCTCCAGTCATGGAGCTTGGAGAACGCATTGCATCAATTACACCTGGTATTTCCACATCAGATGTAGTGAGATCCGTTGTACGTGATTTTTCAGAACCTGAGAGTGTTAAATTAACACCTTCTAAGTCTGATAATCATGTTGGCCGTGTCGTCTTTTTGGCAGAGAAATCTGCCAAGATTAGAGTTATTGCACAGGGTGATTATATCACCCAGTCAGTACTCAAGCCGATCCACGATTCCCTCGCGGGAATACTCCGATCTATTCCAGGTGACTGGACATTTGATCAGGAGGGAGGAAAAGAATGGGTTCGTAAGAAAACAACCACTGCGAAGTGGTGTGCGTCATACGACCTATCGAATGCTACCGATCGTTTGCCATTGGATTTACAGGCAAAAGTTATCAGTACGGTTCTTCCTGGTGAACTTGGAGACATATGGTCTCAAGTCATAGGAGAACGCCGATTTACTTATACACTTCCGTCTGGAAAGATGGGATATGTAAAGTATTCGGTTGGACAACCGATGGGATTCTATTCCTCGTTTGTCTCGTTTGCTCTTCTTCACCACTGTGTGGTGAATGCGGCATTCGAGTTTGCACATGGAAGACCTGGAAAGAATTTCTATGCCATCATTGGTGATGACATGGTGATATTCGACCAGGCAGCTGGTACTGTCTACTTAGACATTATCCGCTCTATTGGCGGTGTGATAAATCTAAAGAAATCTAGACTATCAACATCTAAG